GGTCAAGTAAGAAGTTTTGTTCAGACCAACCTTGTGGTCAAACATATAGAAGAAGACAAAAGAAAAACGGAATGAGATAAAATGATAGAAGAAGAATACAAATATAAAAGAGAATTAGGTGAAGGAAAGTGGGACAAGATTCTGAAAAGAAAATTGGTAGAACTATCCGTTGCTGATAATTATGATGAAGCAAAGCATGAATGGATAGCAACAGGTGAATGTTGGTGGAGTGGATTAAGTGAGATGCCTGAATGGGTTACAACTCATCCACGCAAATGTTTATGTTCACACAATATTGTATATCATTTTGAGATATTAAATACTGAAAATGGTATACGAGAGTGTGTAGGTTCAGACCATATTAATTCATACTTAATCTTGAGAGCAATTGCAGAAGATACTGGATTAGATATTGACTCAATATCAGAAGATATGATTGAGAAATGGATTAATGTTAGAGTCGAATCTATGAAGAAAACTGCGTGGTGGCATACTAATGGTGATGCATTTACAACAATGTTTGACCATGTTAAAGATTTAGATATGAGAGTGAATGTTCGTAAAGTAGGTAAATACTATAATCATGAATATAAACAGTATTTTGATAATACTAAAATTCGTAAATCTAGTAAAGGTACTTATGGCGCACCAACATATAAGATGGCTAGTATCGTTTGGAGATGGAATAGTCCTGAAAACCCAAAGAGACAGATTTTAACAAGGGGTTATCCAACTGAGAAGTTGATGAATGATTTAACATTGTTTTATGCTATGTTTGAAATGCATAAGACATTAACAGAGAATGAGGATAAGAAACTTGCTGAAAGGCTTCTTGAGGTTCAAAAAGAAAAAGATGACTTAATATCAAGAAGACAAAGATATATTGAAATAGAGAGAAATAAAATGATTGCTTCTAATATTGAAGAGAATCAAAATGATTCAGAGTTTGAGGACAAATGTAACTATTATGGTATCAGAATGTTTTCAGAATTGGATGGTATTAATGATTGGGAACGTAAGTTCTTAAGTAGCATTAAGGATTGGATTATGTCGGGTAAAGAACCTACTGAGGCACAACGCCAATCACTAGTAAAAATTCTAAACAGAGACAATGGAGATGTTCAAATGGCAACAGAAAAACAATGTAGTTATTTGAGGAACTTAGGTTATGAAGGGGACTTTGCAAGCCTAAGTAAGCACGATGCATCAGCAGCCATTTCTACTCTTTTAGAAGAAAGGAGGAAAGGATATGAGTAAGTTAGGAACATTAGCGAGATTCGCAGTAGGTGTAGTAGTGATAACAACATTATGGCCTATTGGTTTATTCGGAGATGAGTAAAATGAGTAAAAAGAAAAGTGTAAAAACAGAAGACGCAGAAACAACGAAAGCAGAACCAACTGTTGAGGATTATATTGCCGAGATAAATAAGGCACAAAATATAATCAATCAACTAGTTGCAGATTTGAACAACCATAAGGCATTATGTGTTCAATATGAAAATACAATAAACGCTTTAACAGGCCGTTTATTAGAGGGAAGGTCGCAATAATTATAGACCTATAAAAATGTAGAGAGAATACAAGGAAAGTGAAAATATGAAATTAACAATAGCAAATGAAACCGGACACACGGTAATGGAAAATATGACAGTAGATGATATGCTTGACCAAATACAAGACCATCCAACACATTGGATATATCTTGATGGGATTCAAGTACCTAAAGAAACAATTACAGCAACAGACTGGGACTCAGTAGCAGATGTACTGCTAATGCCCGGTATGCAGGGTGGAGGCAACCAATAAATACCATTTAGGTATTTATGTCTCTACAATTGAGGTGGCAGCATTCCCTCACAATTTGCTGCCCCTCATACCTTTTTAGGAGAGGAATCCTATGTTATGCGATTATGCGAATATATTACCGGCTGGAATATTACCAGTCTTTTTGAAATCACAAGGTTGGCTTTACCGTGATAGTAAAAAATATGAAGATTATACTTTAATGAAGCCCGACTTTTATCCTGTTGGATATGTTCTAGCAGTGAGTATGAAAGCAGTTATTATTTGTGATGGGGAAACTCTGATTGAATATAACAATAAACAATATAAAGACGTAGATGATTTAATTTCAGAATATGGAATTGATGTAATTTCTACCTTCCCATCTTGGAACTTTTTGGTCGAGAGAGAATGGGTCGTAAAGAAGAATGGTGAATATGTTCATTCATTCTCTTCATTTGACCAAATAGTAGAAAGAAAAAAAATAAGGTGTTAAAGATGAAAGAAATGGAACTACAAAATAAAGTGCTATCAGAGTTTAATGTATTTACGAAGTATGCTAAATATAAAGCAGATGAGAATAGAAGAGAAACGTGGGATGAGATTTGTGAAAGAAACAAACAAATGCATCTAAAAAAATATATTAATAGAGGTAATCCTCAATTGATTGAAGAGATAGAAAATGTATATGAGAACTTTGTTAAACCTAGAAAGGTAGTTCCATCAATGAGGTCTTTTCAATTTGCAGGTAAACCCGTAGAACTATCACCTAATAGATTATACAATTGTGCATATATGCCAATAGATTCTTTGGAGTGTTTTTCTGAGTCTATGTTTTTATTGTTAGGTGGAACGGGTGTAGGTTATTCTGTACAGCGACATCATGTAGAACAACTACCAACTATTAGAAAGCCTAATCCTGATAAGTTTAGAAGAATATTAATTAATGATTCTATTGAAGGTTGGGCTGATGCAATTAAAGTTCTTTTTGAATCATACTTTGGTATGAGAACATCTTCACCTAATTTTGATTATGATGATATTAGACCTAAAGGTGCGCCACTAAAAACTAGTGGTGGAAAAGCACCCGGCCCTGCACCACTAAAAATAGCATTAGTTAAAATTGAAACAATGTTATTACAAAAAGAAGAAGGTACACAACTAACTCCTTTAGAGTGTCATGATATATTATGTCATATTGCTCATGCAGTTTTATCGGGTGGTATTAGACGAGCAGCATTAATATCTTTATTTAGTGCTGATGATAATGAAATGATTAATTGTAAAGCAGGTAAGTGGTATGAACAGAATCCACAAAGAGGTAGAGCAAATAACTCAGCATTCTTACTTAGACATAGAATAGAAAAAGGATTCTTTGAGGATTTATGGGAAAGAATTAGATTATCTAACTCAGGAGAACCGGGAATATATTTCTCCCATGATAAAGATTGGGGAACAAATCCTTGTTGTGAGATTGCTTTACGCCCTTATCAGTTCTGCAACCTGTCAGAGTGTAATGTTTCTGATGTTTTATCTCAAGAAGATTTAGAAGAGAGAGTAAAAGCAGCCGCTTTCTTAGGAACTTTACAAGCAGGTTATACAGATTTCCACTATTTACGGGAAGTTTGGCAGAAAACTACTGAAAAAGATGCACTTTTAGGTGTGTCTATGACGGGAATAGGTAGTAATAAAGTAACTTTATTAGATATTGAACAAGCAGCAATCGTTGCAAAGAATGAAAATGAAAGAGTTTCTGAACTACTTGGGATAAATAAAGCAGCAAGAGTTACTTGTGTTAAACCATCAGGAACGGCTAGTTGTGTATTAGGTACTTCATCAGGTATTCATCCTTGGTATGCTCCATTCTATAATAGAAGAGTTAGAGTAAACAAAGTAGAACCTGTATATCAATATCTATTAGATAGAGTACCTGATTTAATAGAAGATGATTACTTTAGTGCAACTGAGGCAGTATTCTCTATACCACAAAAAGCACCTAAAGGTGATGTAATAACTAGACATGAGTCTGCAATTAATATGTTAGAACGTGTAAAGCGTTTTTCTGTTGGTTGGGTTCAACGTGGTCATAGAGATGGATTGAATACTCATAATGTATCTGCAACTGTTCAAATTCGTGAAGATGAATGGGAAGATGTAGGTGCATGGATGTGGTTGAATAGACATTATTACAATGGTCTAGCGGTTTTACCATATGATAATGGTTCTTATAAACAAGCACCATTTGAAGAAATAACAGAAGAAGAATATAATAGTATGAGGTCTAAACTATACGATTTAGACTTTACACACGTAATAGAATTAGATGACAATACCGATTTACAAGGAGAGATTGCTTGTGCAGGTGGAGTTTGTGAAATATGAGATATAGGTCAAAACTAAATAGAGAAGAGTTTCTAGAAATAGAACAAGAAATATATGATATGTTTTCTAATGATACAGTTAAAAACAATGTGCATAAAAGATTCAATCAGTTGAGGGATGGTAATATGACTCCCCTAACATTTATGCATAACTTGCTACGGACATTGAATACTATCAACAATATAACGAGGAGTGAAGCCCTCACAAAAATAGTGGAAACACACGAATATAAAAAATATAAAGAGAGGAATATAAATGAAGATAATTTACGAGAACATACCTAAGAGCAAAATAATAAAAGCATATAGAAATAAACTGAAAGAATCAGGAGATTATACTAATCGGTATAATACATCTGATTGTGTACCATCTTTAGTACGGCCTAATGTTATGGGTTTTACAATGAGTTGGGTTGACTTTCGTAGGCTGCCTAGAGAAATGGTTGCAATGCATTGTTTTATGCAAGGTCTAACTATTGATGGTGTTCAAACTATTGCGGAGGAAGAAGAGTGAAAGTTAAGTTATATGTTCCAAGAGCAGATGATAGTCAGATAATGGATACAACAAGTTTTCTATATCGCACTACTGATTTGAAACGTAATTATCGTAGTAAACTAAATAGATTTGGTGAATATAAAGTAGTAAGTAGACTTGACCTAGATAAAAAAAATAGTTTAGACCCTATTTATACAGGAATTAGTCAAGCACTAAATAAATTTCTATTTATGTCAACCAATGATACTGTTACAACTATTATTACCCTTAAGTATGATGATGGAGACACAACTATTGTTTTCCAAAAGAATAAGCCTCACTTTTTCTTAAATGGTGAGAAAGATAGTAAAGGTATCATTATAGATAATTTAAGTAAGATTTTGTATCGTTCTTGTTTTGAGAATAGCAGTACTAAGATGGATAGATATATTCGTAGATTGTTATTATTCCCACCGAATGTAATGCATTCAGTAGAAAATAGAACACCTTATTCATTTTATAGTAATGATGGGTCAATGGTGAAACAGAATGTTAGGATTAAAACAAAGATTATTTCTGATAAAGAATGTGCATTAGAAATTTCTGATGGTGTTTGGGCTAGTATTACAATAAAAGATTTAAATTCATTTGTTAATTACCATAGGCATGGTCACAAACGCTCTGAAAAATGGGGAGTTTCACCTGAAAACCTATGGAAAAAATTGTTAAGTTATGAACCTAGTAAGTCTCAAATAAAACTAATGTATGCTTTTTTAGAACAAAATAGAACTAAATCATTAGTTGAAAAGAGAGCCGAAGAACTATTAGCAGAATTAGAAACTAAGTTTCCTAGTAAAATTAAAGTCTTTAAGTTGGGTAAACGTAAGCAAACTATTATGTTAGTTAGAGGTCAGAGATGTGATTGGGTATTAAAAGAAAGTCCTTCTTCATCTGATACTCAGAAAGTTAATACTCATAGATTTGTAGAAAATAATGATGGTGAAGCAAGTTCCAAAGGGGCTTTAATACATCCTTATAATTCTACGATACTAGGTACTTTATCAGGAGTATGTATAGATAATGTTCATAAAAATTCTAGTCTAGGCGACCAATTTGCTGCAAGGGCAATGTTTCTTATGAATGATGTTACATCAAGTTCACAAATTAATACTATGAGACTACCCGACAAGGAACATAGAATACCTGATGTATATTGGGATAACTTAGATGAAATTGTTACGAGGGGAAAATTGTGAAATGTATAGAATGTGAATCAGAAAGAAATATGTTTGATGAAAGATTGGGTGAGCAAGTTTGTTTAGATTGTGGACTTGTCTTGGTAAAAAATATATTTGAAGAGACTATTAGAAATGTAGATTATAATATATCAAACATAGATTATAAAGGCGCACCTAACAAGTCTTGGGATTTAGGTTCAACTATTCATAAAGGAGATGTGAATAAGTTTGGTGTTATGGGTAGAAAATTATTCTTTACTCAAAGACACAACAACCCATTGAATGAATCTTATTTGAGAATGCTGAAGTTATCTAATATGAATCTATCATATTATAATGTAGCACCTGTACTAAAGAGTAGAGTAAGTAAATATTATAATTTGCTAAATAAAAAACAAGCATTAAGAGCAGTGCCTATTGATAATAGAGCAGCAAGTTTAACTTATTATATATTGAAAGAAGCAGGTATTGCAGTAACAGTACAGAAGCATTCTAATGTAACTAAGATATCTAGAGGCGAAATATCAAAATATGCTAGAGTGATAGCAACTCATTTAGGTAAGCCTTGGGTCTTTTCTCAAATGAACATTGAAGGTTTGATTCAAGAAGTTGGGTCGAAATTATATTTACCTAACCCTCAATATATTGGGGATGTAAGTAAATTATCAGAACACGTTTATCAAAAACTAGATGCTCATGGTGTGCAGTTTACAATAGCAACTTTGTCTGCATGTTTTTATTTAGTGTCAGTATTTAGACGGGAAAATTATACACAACAAGAGGTTGCTAAATTAGTTGGTACTACCGAAGTATCACTAAGAAAGAACATGAAAAAGATTTTACAATTATATAATGTGGATAAAAATAAATTAAATTATATGGTATTAAATGATTTTATTAATGGAATAAAAATAGGAGAGAAATAAGAATGAAAAGAAAGATAATGATAATAGGTGCAGGTGGTATAGGTAGTATGTTAATACATAATTTAGAAAGATTAGGTATTTATGATATAACTGTCTATGATGATGATAAAGTAGAATATAAAAATATATTTTATCAACATTATGAGTCTGCTCATATAGGTTTAAACAAAGCAAAAGCAATTAAGAAACAATTTACAGATGTTAAAGCAGAACCGTATTTAGTTTTAGTACCTAAACAATTGAAAGGTTATGACCTAGTTATTTGTTGTGCAGATAATTTAGATGTAAGACGCTTGCTTTATAGGCAAGGTACAGGTGATGATGCTAACGTGAAGTGGTTAGATTTACGAGCGCAAGGCAGAAATGCTACGCTAATATCATATATGCTTAACCCTGATTTAGTGGATACTGTATTAACAGGAGAAGAAGGTTCTTTTTCCTGTCAAGCACAGTCTTGGGATGGTTCTGCTGAGGGTGTTAATATGATGAATAATGTAATTGCTTCTGTCGCTGCTCAATGGATTCAGAAATGGTTCAATAAGCAGGAAGTATCTGCAAGTATGGTGTATAATATATGAACGATAAAGTTGATGACGATTTAGAATTATCAGATGAGGATATAGGTGAAATAATAAGTATTATTTCTAAGGATGGGATTTATCTTAGGTCTGAAATAGTTAGAGTGTGTTGTCATATTTGCGGTGAAGAGTTTATAGGAACAAAAAGACATGCAGGAGGTTTTCTAAGTGGACATCAAGTATATCATGAGTCTATTATTAAAGAGAGTATTAGAGCATCCCAACAAGGAGGAGTCTAATATGGGATTAGAAGATTGGAAACCTTCTAAAGAAACATCTGAAATTGATGTGGTTAATGTTGTATCAAATTGGACTGATGAATATCCAACAGAGTTTGGTATGACTAGTTTCCTAAGAGATAAGATATTTGCTGTATCTAATACAGGTAAGAGTGTGTTGGTGCATATGATGAATGGTCAAACATTTACAATAACTATTAAAAATAGCCCAATTCCTTTTTTTAAGGATGATAGGCTTACTAATGAAATTGTAATCAAAGAATTAAAAGGTGAGAAAAATGAAAAAGAATAAAGTTAAGAAAGGAAAATGGGATGAACATGAAGTAAAGTTACTTTGTGTTTGTTTGGATGAGGGTTTGGATGTTGAAGAAATAGTATTACGATTTGATGGTACTAGAACTTCAGCACAAATTAAAAGTAAAATTTCATCCAAAGCAATAAGAGAGCGTCATGTTGATTTAGATATAGAAGAGATGCATGAGGACTTAGTTAAAGAAGAAGAAATGGAAGAACATCTAGAAAAAGTAAAAGATGTTCTCGACGAGAAAATAGCAGAAGTTAAGAAAACTAATAATAAAATGGTATTTAGATTAATTCTAATTACCGCAATAATTGTTGGTGTGTTAATAGAAACAGGGGTAATAGAATGAAAATAAAGAATAGTGAAGAAGAATATGATAAGAATGATAAATTATATGTAGATATAATGGAAAAGGTTGTTAAAGATAACGAATGGAAAAAACCTATTAGAGAATTATGGGAAGTATGTTCTGATAGTATGGAATGGGTGTATCCTGATTTTGGTACAGAAGCATTCCTAAGTCAAATATACAAGCAATCTATTGAATATTTTGATATTCCTAGAGAAGTTCAGGTGTTAGTAGATGATAATAACAATTTATTTATGAGTGTCGGGACACCCGGATTTGTATCTTTTGCAAATCAAGATGATGAGTTGTATGGTAGTGAAGAACCAATGAAACTACCTATTAGATGTTGGATTCATACTCATCCTAATATGTCAGCATATTTCAGTGGAACTGATTGGGCAACTATTGATACTTGGAAAGGTAATTTAGATAGTGCAATTGTTTTAGGTCAAGGTGAACTGTGGGCTTATGATTGTAAAACTGAAATAGGTAAACACGTATCATTTATTAAGACTAATAGTGGTAGGTATTCTGTAACGGAAGGTGAAGAGTGATGGATATTCTTAATTCAAGACAAACTACATTAAGAGAATTTGGGTTAGTATTTCTAATAACAATTATGTTAGCAGGATGTACTATACCATCTCCTGATGAAGTATTTGCAGAGGAAGAAGAATGTATAAAAGATTGGTCTACAATGAATGGTTCATTCACATATTTAATCAATGATTTGAATAACTCAACACAAGAAACAGTAGTGTTAGATTTTAACTCAACTTATGGTTTAATTGAATTAGATTATTTCTATTACAACTTGACTCATCTGAGTTTTGATATTGTAAATAATACTGTAATATTTAATAATTTTACTTTTAATGTAGAAGGTTATGCACAACAAGGAACTCATTTATGGTCTAATGGGTATGCACCTCAATTTGGTAGTGCTACCTTAGTATTTCCTGTATTTCCTTTTGATGTAACAGTTGAATATGAAGTTAAATATAGAGTGTGGAATGGTAGAGAATGCAGCCAACAGTAACCGTAACTTTCCCTGCCCCATTACCCGCAGAAGTTCCTTGTCCTATTTGTGAAGGGAATAAATGTAAGGTTTGTGAATGGAGTGGTAAATTACATATTACTGTTGATGCAAAAATACCTATACAAAGAGCGCATATCGTAAAGTTTGTAGCAGAAAATATGAGTAGTATGTCAACTCTATTAAACAAACAGTATGGTTTAAGCCCTGAAATAGAAACAGAAGAGATGATTCAATATCAAGGCGGTGTGTATGAAGTTGTCAGGATTAGTAGTCTTGGTGGTGCAATGTGGATGGTGCATAGAGTAGATAAACTAGAATCTCCTAGATATTTTAAAACATATAAAGAATTAAAAACATTCAAAGGAGGATTGGCGTATGAAGAATGAAAGAATCGTAGTAAGAATACCTAGAAATGCTACGTCAGAATTACTTGTAGTAACAGGTAATTATTGGAATATTGATGTATTAGATATTCGATGGTATGATAATGGTAAACCTACCAAAAAAGGTGTTAGAATGAATATAGACGAAGCCGAGTCTCTAAATAAGGCATTAAGGAGAGCGTTAAATGATAATATCAATAAGAACAATGAAGAAACAATTGAAGAGGAAGATTAAACAAGGAACATATATTAGTGCAGATGTTTATTCTGTTATAGAAAAGTATATGCATTGGAGTTTAAGTGAACTAAATTTAGAAATTGCTAAGATATATACTGAAAGTGGTGACAGAAAAATCACTACTGCCCATGTAGAAAAAGCAATACTAAATTTAGTCTTAACTAGGTCAGAAGAGGAATAATTATGGATAAAGAAAGAAGAGAGAATATGAAAATACTCATGAAACTTATGAATAGAAATAAGAAACATGATGCTGAAAGATTAGCAAGATTGGAGGAAGAGTGATGTATGCTGTTCAAGCAGGTACTCTAAGTAATTTTGCGAATGTTTGTGAGATTCTTGAGTTTCAAACACCTAAAGAAAAGGCAAAAACTATCTCTGATAATCTAAGTGCATTTAGGTCTAAGCCATTGGTGATGCAAGTATTTTCTTTATCGTATCCTACTAATAATATTGGAAACATCAAAGCAGTATCTTGGATTGCTTCTGCATTAGGTTTGTTCGATGATGAAGTTAAATCTGCTGCTAAAATGTGGGGGGATTTAGGAGAAGGTCTGTATCAAATGTATGAAGGTGAGAATAATCATTCTGATATTACATTTGGAGAGTTCTATTCTTTATTGCTTTTAGATTGTTCTTCTATTAGCAATTCTTCATACGAAACATTTGCTTCGGCACTTAGGCAAATGTCTGCTTTAGAGTTAAAATGGTTTGTGAGATATTGGTTAAGGAAACCTAGAAATGGTGTAAATAATAAAATACCATTAAAGGCATTAGCATTGCATTATAGAAATGATGATACTACTATATACAAATATGCTCAATATAATTCAGCAAGTGAAATCTGTTCTAGCCTAGAGTTAGGTCAGACTCCTGAATGTAGATTATCTCATGGACAGTTTGTACAACCGATGTTAGCGAAAGCACGTAAAGGTCAAGAAAAACCTGATAATTATTATGTTGATGCTAAGTATGACGGGAACAGATATCAGATACATAAGAGTCAAGATTTATCTGTAATAATTTTTAATCGTAAAGGTAAAATTGTAACAGAACAATTTCCTGATGTTGAAGACCAAATGCTAGAACTAGAAGTGGATGATTTCATAATAGACACGGAAATATATCCAATCAATATAGATGGTACACCTGCACCTCACAAGAAGATGGGTAAGAGAGTTCATAAATTAGATAAAGAAGAAGCCGTAAGAGAATGCCCTGTTAAAATGGTTGCATTCGATATATTATATTGGAAGAATGTAAGTTTCTTAGATTTAGAATTTAAAGATAGGTTAGAAAAATTATCGTGGCTGTTATCAAAGGATTTGATAGCACAAAGTTTTCCAAACCAAACAATACAAGGTGCATATAATAGTGCAATTAGTTTAGGTTTTGAAGGCATAATGATAAAGGATTTGGATATGGTATATCAAGCAGGTAAAAGAAGTAATGCTTGGTTAAAATATAAACCTGCTAGAATAAGTTTAGATGTTGTAATAACAAGTGCGACTTATGGTACAGGAGATAGGTCAGATGTATTTGGTTCATTTGGTATATCATTGAAACAAGATGAAGAATATGTTTCTATTGGTTCTGTTGGTACAGGACTTTCTAGATTGGATTTGTTAAACTTAACAACAGACTTGAAGAAGAATGTATCTTCATATGAAAAAGGAGTATTTACTTTCTTGCCGAGAATAGTACTAGAAGTAACTGCTGATTTGGTAACACAAGATGCTGATGGTAACTATGGCCTTAGATTTCCTAGAGTAGTTAGAATAAGAGATGATAAGTTTGCTAAAGATATAGATACGCTGCAAAATGCACAGGGGATGATACTTTGATTGGTGTAGATATGATGACTATAATTGATGACTACCCATATAGATGTATTAGGATTTATCAAAATACAGCAGTATTACAACCAGTGGGTAATCCAAAGAGAACTATTGAAGTTGATATTGATACTTGTCCGTATATAGATTCTGAATCAAAGAAACTAATTACACCCGATAAGGCATTAGTAATTAAAGCAAAGATTAAGAAACAAAAAAGGCACAAAGCAAAGACCATTAATATAATGAAAATTATAAAGGATGATGTTGATATGTCAATATCTAGGGATTTAGTTTATTTTGTACGCGACCATATTGAAACCCTTATTGCTAACTTAGCACTTGAGGCTCAAAACAATGCAATTAGAAACGGTGATAAGCGACTAGCACCTAGACATTGGTACTGGTTGGAAGTTCCAATACACGGCACACAACATATTGTGCGAGAACAAGATGAAATTGCATCGGAAATAAAAGAGAATTATTGGGAGTGATATTGTGTTTAACCGAAGCCAACTTGAAGGTATATTATTATCACATCCTAAATGTGAAATTAATGTGTCTAGAGATAAAGAAACACACATTGGGTATAGAGTTAGGCTAAAGGTTAGTTTTAGGGGTAAGAGTGAGTTCCTATTGGGTATTCAGCGTACTCTTTTGCAGCATGAGATAGTTGCTAAGTATAAAGAAGAAGAACACAAGACAAGACCTAGACCAATATTAACTATAACAGGTAAAAAAAATCTATGGAACTTATGTAATATTGTTCCCGACAATTTACCTACTGCTAAAGGAGAATGGGAAACTTTCAAACAGGCAGTAATAATAGTTGATTCAAATCGACAACACACTGAAAAAGGTCTAGATGAAATCTTAGCATTAAAAGGGGTAATATGATGAGATGTCACCGTTGTAATGTTTTCGAGGTTGAAGAAAATCAGTTATGTAGCACTTGTAAAATTGCTGTAAACTTTTTGAATGAACCTAAAGAACGTGCAACGGATGAGCAAATACTAGAATCTTCTATGTTAATGAAAATGAAAGAAGGTTGTAGAGAGTGTGGTAGTAATGACTTTGGTTATAATGCCGGAGTATTAGAAGAAGGTAAACTAAAGTGGTTTATTATTCAAGTTAAGTGTCATAGTTGTGGTGCAGACTATGATGAAGCATTAGATGTGAGGATTAAAAATGAGTTTAATAAAAATGAAAAACAAGCAAAGGCCAATAATAATAGTAGGTAAATCAAATAGGAATTGTATAGACAAGGCGTTAGAACTTTTATCTAGTTCTGATAATCCTATTATACGATATGCAGATGAATATGATATAGAAGATAATTATTCTCTTCCTAGAAATAGGGGTCTAATTATTAGAGAAGTTAACATTAAACCTAAGACGGAATTGATAATCAAATCTATCCTAGAGTATAGAGGAACTGTTATATTAACATCATCTAATCAAAAAGATGTTCCCAAATCCATACTTAAGTTAGTGAAGTTGACTAGGGCTACATCTGATTCAGAAGATATATTGAACATAAAGAAAATATCACCTAGAAGTAATCCACCAAAAGAATATGATTTAGATATTTTTAAGATTATGATGGACTATTTGAAGAATCCTGATAGAGAAGATGTATTAGAGATTCTTAAAATAAACAAACCTTCTGATACTCAATTATTAAGTTGGTTAGCACAAAATGTACATCCTAACAAATTAATGTATATTGATTCAGAAGTAAAAAGGAAATGGTCATCAGATTATTTCTATGAGTTATTGGCATATTCACATGAAGGAAAAACTCATGGTAAATTGGTTATGCCCAAAAGAAGACCGCAAAGTGAAATGCGGGATATATGTAGAAGATTAAAATTAAAGAGAGAGCAACAACATCTACTAAAGTATTTATTAGAAGATGATGAATTTAGAAAATATGCTAAGTCTAGATTAGATAATAGACAATGCAGACTCCTAAAGTTAGGAGAAAAAAAGAAAATAAAAACAAAGCAACCAACGGTTGTTACAACAACATTGGATAAGTGGTTATAATGGCAAGAAACAATAAAAATTATTACAGGTATAAAGCGTTACACGAAATTGGAAACGAAAGAGCAGAAGAAGAAATGAATATTCAGGAGATAATGACATTCATTAATAACTATAAAAATAGTAAAGGTCGTTTACATCGGCATGTTAATTCTATGACTAATGTTATAGTAAATCTGATGTATCAAATGCCTGAATATGAAATAGTAAAAAGTGGGGTATGGGTATATACTCCTATCGGAGATGAATAAAATGTTATGGACTGAAAAATATAGACCTCAACACTTAGATGAAATAGTGGGTCATTATAATTTAATAATGGATGCAGAAGAATGGCTACAAAATAAAGAGATGCCTAATCTTCTTTTATACGGTGTAGCGGGTACAGGTAAAACTGCATTCGCAGGAGCATTGGCTAATGATATATTAGGTGAGTTCAAAGATTCTAATTTCTATGAAATTAACGCCTCAGATGATAGGAAACTTGAAACAGTTAGGACTAAGATTAAGGAAATAGCATCTACATCTAAAATAGGTGATGTACCATTCAAAATAGTTTTACTTGATGAGATGGATGGTATGACTAAAGATGCACAAAATGCATTAAAAAGGATTATGGAAAGGTATTCAGAAAATTGTAGATTTATAATAACCTGCAATGAAAGAAATCGCATCATATACCCTTTACAATCTAGGTGTGCTAATTATCTGTTTATTAGGTTGAGTGATGAGAACATGTCATTCATATTAAACAGAATATTAACACTAGAAAAGGTAACAAGTGTTGATAAAGAAGAACTCGATTCTTTTATATTGGGGCTGCATGGTGATATTCGTAGAGGAATTACCGAATTACAAGCATCAATTTCTAGTAAGAGTCCTCTGTCAAAATTAAATCAAGAAAGCCTTGAGCCGTATGTTATTATAATTAATATGTTAAATGAAAATAAATATGAACAAGCATTAGACGAGGTACATAAAATGATTTACAATTCTATTGACATGACATCGTTGTGTGTTAATTTACATGATGCTGTTGTAGCAAAAGAAATGCAACACAAAAAGAAATTCCAATATCTGCGAGTAATCGGGGAGGCTGAATGGCGTAGTAAAACCATGACTCCAAAATTATTAGCGAGTTGGATGATAGCACAAATGATATGAAAAAAAAGAAAAAAAGAAAAGGTGAAAAAAATGGAAAATAATGAAAATATTGAGAAATTAATGAAAGAAGTGGAATTGGGAGCAGGTCGAGTAGATTTAAGTCTAGAAGATGCTGTTCTAAAGATAGATGAAATCTGTCAACAAAATGGTTTAGATAAAAACGAAGAACCATTAGTTGTGATGAATCTATGGAGACAATATGTTGCAAGTGTAATGATGTCAAGAAAGAAAGATTCTGCCGATAATAACGAAAGCCCAACCAATGCTCCTAGCAACGGTTGGTTAAAACAAGCATTTGGTATGTTTGTATCTTTAGATGAATCTAGAGATATGATGGAATGGAGTAGAGATAATGTATTCAATGAATATAATATGGATAAAGAAACTACTCTTGAATCAGGTAAAGTAGCAGTAGTTAATCAAATGGAAGATGGTACTTATCAAGTAATTAGGTATCATGAAGGTGAAAGACAAGAAAGGTTTATTCAGAAATTACCTGCCGGAGCAATGGCGTTAGACTCTTCTGATTTAGCATGGATAGTACCTCTAGATGCAGTTGCTAAATACAGAGAAGACCCTAACCCTAATTATGGTAAACCATTACCTAAAGAGGAGTTTAGAAGAAGTGGTGTATTTGTAGGTGAAGTTGATGGTAAGTTTGGTAAGTATTACTTTAATTATAAAGGTGATTCTTCTAAGGCTTTTGAACCAAAGACCTTTGATTGGGTATCATTTAACTGTATCATAAACAGTTTTGATGAAACTAAGATTCATGGTATAACTACAAGAACCCTTGCTTCATTAGTTGTTAATGATGAATTACCTGATGATGCTGATTCAAAGAGAGATATGAGTCAAACATCTAAACCTGATTTGATGATGGAATATGCTAGAGAGCATTATGTACCATTAAACGATTTAGATAGAGCGCATAGTATGAATCTATCTAAAACATATTTAGAAAGATTTGTAATTACTGATGGTAATGTGGCAAGTATGATACTTACACCTACTGCTAACGGTAATAGAATAGTATCTATATCAGATTTGAATGCTGATTTTGAATATGATGGAGATGGCTATGTCGGTACAACTTGTTGGATACCAAGTGGCATTGAAATTGATTTCGGTGTAGGTTCTGATGTTATTGTAGTAGGTAGAACTTCACAACGTACAAATGATGATGGTTCTTTAGATGGAACTACACTAAATGTTAGTGGGTTGTTTGTAACTTCAAAGCGAGGTAAAGTTGTAGAAGTAGAGATTCCTGTTGAAGATGATACAGATTGGTTCTGAGGACATAATATGTATCAGATATCAGGGCAGATAATACATAGTCATAGTTTTGCTGTTCCATTAGAAACAGTAGAATTTTTGACAGTTAGGTTAAATGAAGAAACTGGTGAATACTGGTTAAAAATGCATTTGCCTTCTAGTAAAGAAATAAGAATAAAAGTAAGTGAGGCAGAAGTCAATTCCATATTAGGAGAATGGGCTATGTCTAAGGGTAACGACGTTTATCCTGAATTTAATGGTGATAAAAATGAGTTGGAATACAGAAAAAATAGAAGATAACAGCGACACTTTTGCAGAAGCAAAGGCGAGGATTAAGGCACAGATTAAGGCACGAAATGAAAGGGAGAAATCCTTTTTATTGTGTTCTATTACAGGTGAGCCAAAGGTAGGTAAAACAGGAACAGCAATGGATTGTAGAACCACCAAAGAAATTGAAGAAGGATATAAAGTATTTATTCTAGATTTTGATGATGGGGCAGAACCTACTTGGGATTCAGGATGGGATAGAGATGAAAACATAGTAATCTTTAACCCTATTGAAATGAAAGGTGATGGAACAGTTGATTGGAATGAGACATTTCAGAATGCACATTCTTTCATAACATATGTTAAGGAAGAAATTGCAGAAGGAATACCTGTTAAATCAATAATCTTTGATGGTGTTGATAAAGCATTTGAAGGTTCAGGTGATGTATTAAGACAACACTTGGTAAGGTCTTCAAAGAGAGATGGTTTGATTATACATGATACTGATTCTGTAACCGTTAAACCTCTAGATTGGAAGATTAGAAATAGAGTTTATAATCGTCTTTTAGATGCGTTTATTGCTATTGATGCAGATAGGTTTTTGATAACGCATATGAAACCTATCTATGGTAACATAGTTAATCCAGTACCTATTGGTGTTGTACCTGATTGGCATAAATCTACACCTGCTAGATTTACTCAAATGATACACATTAATAAAATTAAGAGTGGAGCAACAACTAATTATATTGCTGAATTACAAGCAAGTAAAACAAATCCCTCAATAGTAGGAAAGGAATGGACTGTATTTGTTACTAATGGTGAAAATGCATGGTCAGGTATTCCTGAACTACGTGAGGGGAAATTATGAGATTTGTAATAGATAATAAAAAGTTTATTGATGCATTAAGCGCAGTAGCATTGAGAGGTAAATATCCTAGTGGCGGTGCAACTAAGATTAAATCATTGTCAGATTATGCGTACATAGTTGCTGATATGGGTGGGGAACAACCATCATCAATTACATTGTATAATGCAAATGACTCTACCGCTTGTTCTATTAAAGTACAAGATAACGAAAACTTGAACATGGTTCACATTGGGGGTGAATCTGTTCTTGATATTTCTAAGTTGAAGAAGTATCTTAAACCTATGAAAGGATTAGTTACTGTAAATATTGGTGAAATTATCACGTTGGATACTACAACTAAGCGTGCTACAATACCATCAGTAATTAATCATCCATCATTCTCTATGATTCAATTGGTTAGAAATATTAATTTAGATGGTAAAGATGTAAATAACTTACCTACATTTGGTAAGGCTAATGTTCAGTTTGAGGCAGCAGTTATGTTAACTTCTGATTCATTGAAAGATGCTTGTACCACTTGTGATGTTGCTAATACATCTAGATACATATTAGAATCTACTTCTAATGATTTCAGAATAAGTATTCCTGAAGTTAATACAGAAAAGATTGTAGTATATCCTGAAACATTAACCGTTGAAGGTGAAGAAGCAATAGTAGAATTGACAGGTGAGTTTGCACATTTTTTAGATGGGATAACTACCATCTATCTTAAGGATGATTTTCCGGTATTAATTACATCCCCTAATAGGGTTTTAATTAAAGCACCTAGATTTAATCCGAGGTAATATATATGATAATTAGTGAAACAACAGAAGGAATATACACAGCATGGCGAGATGATACGGGTAAAAGGGAACGATGTATCACTCCCCACTCTGTTTTTAGACCATATTTCTATATTTTAGCAAGTGATTCTAAACCTGAGAATATTATTAGTAGAGATAAATGGGGTAATAGTAAAGTATTAACTGTATCTTATGAAGAAAGTCCAGCATATAAAAATCTACAAAACTTACCTTTAACTAGAGTTTACTGTAAAAACCCTCAAGAGATGAGGAAGGTAAAGGATGAGTTTACTACTACTTTTGAAGCAGACGTAAGATATACACATAGATATGCTGTTGATGTATTTAGCAAGGATAATAGTGAAGCGATACGTGCTTTTGGTGAAAAAGGATTTCCTGAATATGATTTAAGAAAGTGTTATTGGGATATGGAATGGATGCAAGGTGGAGAATATGATGGAGATATAACTTGTATAGTTATGTACGATAATTTTGAAAAGAAGTTTTATAGATATAGTTGGTTTCCTACGAAAAGAAACTTAAGTGAAAATACTGTAAGAGAAGATACAGAAGAGTTTGTTTTTGATAATGAGAAAGCAATGATACTTTATTTCCTAACAGTAATAAATAAACAAGACCCTGATATGTTAATATCTTGGTTTGGTAACAGATTCGACTTACCTAAGTTATTAGAAAGATGTGCTGCACTTAATCTAGATGCTAGGCTATTATCACCTGTTTGGGAAGTTGATGGATTTAAGAATAATAAGAATAGTTATTCTTTTAACAGAGATTTCTTTGGTCCTATCGAGCAACCTATTAAAGGTAGAATAACTTTAAGTTTGGATGTAGCATTTGAAAGACAATGGAATGATGCTCAACGTGGTACTCTTCCTTCACTATCATTAGATTATGTATCAAACCTAGTTCTAGGTTCTAAGAAATTGGTTAGTGAAAAGTTTCCCGATAAGCAAGAGTTCTTTAGAAGAGGTTGGTTAGAAGATTCTGATACCTATTTGCAGTATGCCTTAATAGATGTTGAACTAATTAAAGAGTTAGATGAAACAAACTATTTGTCAGAAGCAGTATTGTCATTACAGCGTTTAATCAAAGCCCCGTTTAATGCATGTTTTTATGCAAGTAATATGGGAGGAATATATTTTATGCGTAATGCTTGGTGGAAAGCACCATCATCAACTGATGGAGTCAAGATTAACTACGAAGGTGCAATGATATATGACCCGTTGAAAGAAGGTACTAATGGTTTACATCAAGGTGTGGCAGCATTTGATTATGCACAACTATATCCATCAATGATGATAGCGCGTAATATATCTTGGGAAACTAAATCAGATGTTCCAACAGAATTTGCTGTAAACATTTCTACTCCTAGAGATTTCTCACCTGCTAAAACTAAAACAATGTTATATTACAAGACTGATGAATTAGGAATATTACCTAAATCAGTTTTAGAATTAAAAGCATTGAGAGATGAGTACAAAAAGAAAATGAAAGAAGCGACAACTAAAGATGATAAGGTTAAATGGAATAACAATCAGTTAGCAGTAAAGCGATTGATGGCGAGTTTCTATGGTATCATCGGGTATCAGGGTTTTGGTTGGTCTGATGTAGATATAGCCGCTAGTATTACTGCTAGTGCAAGACAAGCAATTAGATATGCTGCATTAAAAGTGGAGGGATTAGAATAGGTAAAATAATATTTATTAGTAAAATATTTAAATGTAAATTGTGTAAGTTTCATAAAACGGATAATGCATTTACATTAGAAGAAGGCGGCATATGTTGTGAAGAATGTTGGGGTAATATGAATGAGAAATAGATTGATATGTAGATGGTGCAAAGCCAAAGTAACTTGGAAGCATGATAGACGAAGACGATGTGACAGTTGTAAGGAATGATAATTATGAAAGATAAAATGTTAATAAGAATGATATATGTAATAGGTAAAATATCTACACTGATAAGTAGATTTAATAGTAGTAGGTGGAGAAAATGAAAGTAGTTTACGGTCATACTGATTCTATTTATGTTAAGTGTGAAAGTATTGAGAAAGGAGAAGAGATTTGTGCTATGTTGAATGAGTCTGTAAGAGAATATTTTCCTAATATTTTAGGGTTAAAAGAACATCCTGTAACACTAGAGTTTGAAAAGTATTTTGAAACACTAGGAGTCGGTGCAACAAAGAACAGAAATGCAGGAATGATTTCTTGGAAAGATGGTGATTTCTTAGATAATAAAGAGTTTGTTATGACAGGCTTTACCGCTAAAAGAATATCAGAAACGGCACTTGCTAAAGAGGTACAAATAAAGGTTTTGAAAATGTGGGTAATGAACAACTCAGAAGAAGAAATACTAGATTATTTAGTATCTATTTACCAAGATACTTTACAAGGTAGATTAACACTTGATAAAATATTAAAGCGTAGTAGATACAAAGAAGAAAGATTTCATGTATATTGTACAGTTTGTAAAAAATCATATCATTTAGAGGATGTTAAATGTAGATGTACTTTACCTGCTACAAAAAAATCAGCATTAACCACTGCTATGAAAAGCGGTAAAGGTTGGAAATCAGCAGGTAAAAGACCCACTGTTGGCTCAGGAATATTAGGAGTATTGATGTATAATAAAACTAACACTACGCCAATAGAAGATACTTACTTGTATCTTAAAATGAAAGACTATCCATCTATGATTAATCACCCAATAACAGGGAACTCATTTGTTCCTAATTATATGGCGGGATTAACAGAAGAGGATTTTAAAACAATTACACCTGATTGGGAACATTATGCTCAATCAGTTGTTAAAAAAGCAAGCCCAATATTTGATGCTATGGATTGGGATACATCTAAAATAACAAAAGATGTACATCAAAGAACACTAGATGAATGGTGGTAAAAAATATGAATGAATACACATACCAATGGAATGCAGAACAATATGAAGACAGTGAAGACAGAACAGAACCAATATTGAAGATTTCTAAATCTTCTTTAGGTTCTTTTCAATGGTGTCCTCAAAGATATGAATATCAGTATCCACTAAGGATGCCGATAGACCAAACCGATGTAATGAGAAAAGGTAGCATAATACATAATGCTAGAGAAGATTGGTTCAAAGATGTAGATATCAAAAAGGCTGAAACACTATCAGGTGATGAACTTGCTAGTTATTTTTTGAGTGTATATCCTATTGATGATTATAGTGATATGTATCAAATAATGGCTATTGATGATGCTAACAGATTTATGGATTCTAAGATGGAAGAGAAAGTAGAAGAGTTCTTGCCTGTTGTTAATGAGATAATGTTAGATGCTGAAATAGTAATACCTAGAGATATCATGGGTGATAAGTTCACACTTGCACACGATTATGTTGTACACTTACAAGGTATTATTGATAGAATGTATGTAGAGGATGGGGGCTATATTCCTATGGAATTAAAAACAGGTGGTTGGAAAGACTGGAAAAAGACTATGATGAGAAAAGAAATGGCATTTTACCAAATACTATTTGAAAACTGCCCTAGAGAAACTTTGTTATCACACAATATAGACCCCGATATTAGTATGACTCATTGGGGTTGGTATTATCCTGCTTCAAATTATACTTATGTTGAAGAAGTAAAGAAGTCTAGTAAAAAAGCAGTCATGAAAGGCATAGCAAAACTATTACATTCATATGAACAAAGGGACTTTGAGGCTAAATTTTATGCAAAGACTTGTATCAATTGTAGTTTTTATGGTATATGTCCTGCTGCAACAAATGATGGGTGGAATTAAAATGAATGTAGATGAAAGAATAAAGATGATTTGGTTAGAGTCCTGTGGAACAGGAAATACAAGGTCTTTGGAGGATTGGTTAAATGAAATGGAAAGAATATTTTAGAAGAAAGAAAGAATATAAAGAGAGGAATAAAAAATGAAAATAATAGATATATTTTATAATCAGGGTAGTATGTATTATCCTAAAAGAAAAGGTGATGTTAAATGAGAGATTTAAGATATCCACCGGATAATCAAAATGCTAAAGAAGATAATTGTCCTATATGTAGTATTCCTTTGAGAGATGATGCAAATTATCAAGCAAGAGAGGCTGTATCAAGATTTGATAATACTACTATGGTTTGTTGCCATTGTGGTAATGCAGAAGCAGTAGGTCACATAATGGCTGGTACATTAACAAAACACATGGTTGCTTTCTTACTCAAGGCTAATTCAAGTGGATTAACTGATTGGGAATGGCACGTTATGATAACATTACTTCGTAGAGGTTCAATGTTAGGTTATGCACATCAAGGAGATATGCTTAGGAAAAAAATGATTAAAAAAATGGAGGAAGAGTAAATGAATAAAACATATTTTACAATAGCATTTAGATATACAACAGATAGTAATGACCCCTGTAATCCACCGCCTCATTTTGAAGAAAGATTAGCAATGGTTATGAGTATTTTACATGAGAAAGGATTTGCTATGGATGTAATTTACGGTCAGGCTACTGATAAAACATTCACTAAATTAGATGAGGAGATGCACAAATGAAAATGCAAGATAGAGTGGAACAAATATTAAGTTCTAAGAATTGGACTTTTGCAGATTTGACTAACATGAGTCAATTGGTAAAAGATTTTTCAGAAGATATATATGGTCAATTAGATGCTAAAGAAAAACTAACTATTGTATGGGAAAAAGACATAACTGATATACAATCGTTTGGAAGTTTTTTTCAGAACCTAGTAATAGAAGAAATACAAATACAAGTAGCAAGTACATTGCAAGAACAATTACTTAAAGCAAATGTAAACTTTAGTAATAATAAAAATAAGGAGGAAATTGGAAATGAAATACCCGAAGGAAGTATGGGCGGGAAGCCATCTGAAAAACGCAAGACAGATGAAGCGGCACATAGTGAAGAATAAAAATGAAATGATAGAGTGGATTAATCAGTATAATGGTAAGATGAATTGCTATTATACTATCTACGATTTTACGTTCTTTTCTGAAAAGGAAAAGATAGAATCTTCTGTAATCAAAGATAGAGCATTTTTAGATTTAGATGCTCATGGAGATATGCCCCTCAGTAGAGCATACTTCGATTTACAACTCTTAGCAAGAAAGTTTTTAAAACAAGATATATTATTTCAAATGTATTTTAGTGGTAAAGGGTTTCATGTTATTGTACACGGTGAGATTGCTAATGATATAAGACAAATCCAATCTTGGTATAGACAAACTAAGAATCATGATGGATTTGTTTTAGAGTCTTTAGATGATAGCGGAATACAAACTAACAGATTAAGGAGAATACCAAATACAGTTAACTTGAGTAGTAGTGATGAGAATGGTGAGCCGTATTTCTGTATTCCTATCTTAAAAGAGGATTTAGATAGACCGTTAGAGTATATTACTGAATTAGCAAAAAAGCCTAGATACATCCAAAGTAAATACGGACACAAACTAACAAAGTGGCCTGATGTTAAACCATTTGAAATGTCCGATATAGAAGTTGAAGCAGTTAGACCAATTGGTAATTTACCAATATTACCTTGTTTACACAATGCTATAATGGTTCAAAATCCGGGGCATTACGCTAGAGTATATCTAGTTCAATGGTATAGGGACATACTAACTATGGGAAATAAGAATCTTTCTTTAGATGATAAAAAAAGAGTAGCGAAAACTATTATGGATGAACTAACTAAAATAGCAGAAAAAGATGATATATGGTTAGATTGGAATGCTAATAAGACTAAAAACTATGTATGGGGTATAGTAAATAAAGGGTACAATGCACCTAGTTGTTATAATGTACTAATCCCTGACGGTTATTGTATCGGCAAATGTTGGAGGTATCACGATGTCAACTGATGAAAGAATAAATAGAATATGGAAACTAGATGAAAATGGTGGAATATCAGAAGAGTATCTTAAGGAAATAAAAAAGATTCAGAAATCAATAGGTGCGGAGGAAGAGGAATGAAATTGATAATTGATAGTAGAGAAAATTCTTCTTTAACTGAGTGTGTTGAAATAGAAGCACTTGGACTTAAGATTGATACTCAAAAAGAGTGGTTAGAAATAGGAGATTATGTCTTTGATGATGTTTGTTTTGAAGCAAAATCTTCATTTGATTTCTTACAGTCTGTAATAAATAAAAGAATTTGGAGTCAAATTGACAACATGGATAGGGCATTTGAAAATAATAATGTGATTATTTATGGAAGTCTTGACAAGGCTATCAAAGAATATCGTAAAAGAGTAACCGATGGTACTTATGGAAGACCTAGTTTTTTACATAACAAGTTCATGGGTGCAATAGGTAAAATAATATTAGATACTGATTGTAATATTATATTAGTAGATAACGAAAAAATGGCGGCTAAAGTTATATGTGCTGTATGCAAAATGAAGCCAATTGATAGGTCTGTATATCAGCCTAGAATAATAAAACAAAAGAAAATCAGCACAGCAGATTTGCGTATAGACGTATTGATGACTATAAAAGGTATCAGTGAAACAAAAGCACAAATGTTAATTGATGAATATGGTTCAATAATGGAGATAGGTGAATCAACTATCAAAGAAATATCTATGATAGATGGTTTTGGTAGTACATTAGCAAGAAGAGTAATAGACACTCTTAACTCTGAAGAAAAACAGGTGATATAAAAATGGAAAATGTAAAGAATATGAAAATAGAAAATGAAGAAGATAGTGTGTATTATGGTTTTATTGAAGACGATAATATGGATAGGAGTGAAAGCCATAGGGTTAGATTACCTACGTTTATACAAGAATATGTAGCAAATGCAGTTCAAGTATCAAAGTATAATAATATCCCTGCTGCACTTACTGCATTTAATTTATTAGGACAATTATGTAAAGATAAGGTGGTGATAGTTAGAGGTCAAGGCAGAGAAGATACTAGAGTTCCAGTATTGTGGTTACAAACTTCAGGTACAGGTAAGTCTGAAATGTACAATTTCTATGGGCCTATATCTAGAAAAACCTTTGAGATTTTAAATGAAAAGCATGGTACTAATTTTACTATTTTTGATGTAACAGAAACAACAGATGCAGCATTAATAGGTTCTATGAAACAAGAACAAGAAATTGTTGAAGATGAAGATGGTAATACTCGTACTGTCTATGTAGATGTTCAGACTAAAGGTGCATTTGAAGGAGATGGCCTTATTGTTTATGATGAGTTTGAGTATTCAGGTGTCTTTAAACAGTCTCAACATAAAGAGAATATTATTTTATATTTGAATAAGTTGATGAACAGTATTCACGGTGAAAACTACATAATTAAAAAGAAATTAAAAGATGGTGATGAAAATATTATTTGTGATAGTAAGCGTTCTCCTTATGCTACTTCTTATATTCCTAAAGGGTTGACAACAGTTATTGCGGAAAAAGGAGTACTACAAAGAATGTTAATATTCATTTGGGAAGTACCACCTGAAATACAAGATGAAATAAGGAAATCAGTAATAATGGAAGTAGGTAAAGAAGTTAATAGGATTGCACCTGTTAACAAGTTTGCAAATGGGTTTGTTAAAATTTATGAAACTTTAGATGAAAGATTTAAAGAAGTAAATGAAAATCCTAAAGAAGTTGTTAGTATTTCGGAAGATTATACTGATGCATTAATGCGTGAATATGAAAACATGAAAGCATATGTGGCAGATAGTAGACCTGAAGTATTTGAAATTGCAAATAATTTTATCACTAGAATGAACAACCAAATAATTAGAATGTCAGTATTATGCTGTATAGCAGAAGCCCCAAGTATTAGTGATAAATCTAAAAGGTATATTGTGAATAGTAACCACGTTTTACAAGCATCTTCATTAGTCCGTCAATGTTATAAGAGTCTCGTATCGTGGTTAGATGTAGCCCTAAAGGTGCAAAAGGAGACTCTGCAAGAAAGAGCCAATATCGGTGCGTTCAAAGAATCGTATTTAGAACTAAAAGATAGTGACGGTTGGGTAAATAAAACAATGCTACTAGCGGAAGTACGTGTAAAAACAAGAAAAGGTAGTAGCACAATTTACAAATGGTGGAGAAAAATTGAAGATAATTTTGAAGAGAACCGAGTGCATAAGAAAGTCTACGTTAAACTAAAGGAGGAAAAGAAATGAAAACAATGAAAGAAATAAAAGAATTTACCTTTGAGGATTTAGAACTATACTATTTCCTACAAAAGTCATTTAATGAATTGAAAAAATTTGTTGATTTAATTAAAGGTAGAGATAAAGATAGTGAGGAGTATTTGTATGGTAGGTATTATTTAATGCCTCACAGCGAAAGAAAGGTTGTAGATGGTGTAATCAGTCGTGCTAAAAAATGTACTCATCATGACAATGTTTATGCAGCAATGTCCGTTCTAAGTGATGCGATACACTCAACGGAGTAAGTGAAAAACTATGCGAAAATATGAAACCCAATACATTATATTTGATGTAAAGGATGGCCCTAAAACTATAACTGAGTCAATCAATACTCTAGGAAAAGAAGGTTGGTGGCCTAGTTCGATGCTACCTGTTGGAGGTAGTAAACTATGTCTTTGGCTTACAAAAGATATATCATCTAAATCTCCTGACCCCGCAGAAGCGGAAAAGAGTAGACTATCTGAATTATGGTCTGATATTACAGGTGATGATTGATGAGTGTTCTAGCATTAGACATAGAAACTAAAAACTTATCTCATGAAATCGGTGGTTGGCATAATACTCATATGTTTAAAGTGTCAACAATTTGTACATGGGATGGAGATATAGGAACAATTTATATTGATAAAGCAGTAGATGATTTAAAAAAATCTAATGTACAAATTAAACCAATATCACAACTAAAGTTTGATTTAGATGACCATTTTGAAAAGGGTGGAACTTTATTAGGACACAATATTGTAGGATTTGATTTAAAAGTCTTAAAGGATGCTTTAGATATTTACTGCATTAAAAAATATTTAGATAATAAAGCATACATAGATACTAGTCTTTATCTTCAAAAAGAATATGGTGAAAGAATTAGATTAGATAATTTAGCACAAAATACATTAGGCTCGGAAAAACTAATGGATAGTGCTGATGCACCCGCAGTTTGGAAAGCAGGTAGATATTCGGAGGTTGCAGAATATTGTTTAAAGGATTGTGAGTTGGTGTATGACTTATGGAAGTATGGTCAAAAAGAAGGTGTAGTTAAATGTCTATCCTTCAACAAAGAAGAAATAATTGATTTAAAAGTGAGGTGGTAATTATGGATACCGTAGAAATTATGGTATGGATTATCTTCGTCGTAATAATTTCTTTATTATTTTTCGCAGCATTTGGAAATTCTAAATATTCAGAATCTTCAATAGAAGAATATATGCAGAAATTAATTGACGAGGAAAAACGTAATGACTCTCCGTGAGCAATGTTTCTTGTGTGGTGAATATACCATACCAAAAAGAATACATGGTATATACATCGGCTCTGCATCATCAATTAAAATTTGGGAATGTAGAGAATGTAAAGCCTTGTGGTCGGAAAAAACTAAAATCGATTAGTTTATCCGGCTGCTTGGCTATTTTTTTTTAATTTTTTTTTAAAATTTTAAACTTTTTAATGAATATTTTTATTCTGTTCTAAACTTTCTCGATATAAAGTTTCTACAAGATAAATAATTTGAATACCCATAATAACAAAAAATGTATTTACATAATACATAGACAATTCTATATCATATGGTTGAGATAAAATGTGTTCTAATGTTACCATATAACTTTCCCCAGTGTAGTTCTAACACTAGGTAGTTAATTTACATTGTGATTTTTTTAGCAATCTACACCGCTAGTAAAACCATCTTTGGTTTTTAAATCTTCATAACATTGTTTAATTATATTGTATTGAGTTTTAGTAGCAGATTCACTCATCAAAAATCTACCATTGAAACCACCAACAGGAGATGCATTGTCAGCATATGCTTCTGCGTTTGCATATATTTTACCATTGTATTCAATAGGGAATGTTTTATTTCCTTCTTCATCTACTTCTTTATTACATCTAGTATCGAATATCACACATATTGCATCCCTACATAATATCCCAAAGTTTGTATTATAATCAATCTCTAAAGCCATCTCAATTTCTCCGTGTTCTTTCTTTTTTATAATTATTGGGGTTGGGGTATAGATTCCCAATTACCCATTGTTGTAACATAATCTCCATATTTTTCATACATTAAGTCTTTGTATTGTCTTATGTTCATTGGGTTATCTACTAACCAAGTATCAAACCAACCATAATCCCAATGACTATCTTCGGGTATTTCCCACGTTTCTATATCTGCTGTAATTAAAGTAAAGGTTTCATCTTTAGCACAATGTTCCCAAACTAAATCTATTACATCTTGACTGTTTTCTATTATAGTTACAGATGTTACATTAGGATTATCAATTAATTTTTGATGCACCATTCCTATACCTAATCCACCTATCAATACATCTCCTGTTGCATTATCCCAAAGTTGTTGGTGTTCTCTATATTCAGCGTAAGAATCTTGCATTATAGGCCAAGGGCAACTTTCTTTGGTTAATACGGTATATTCTTCTGCGGTTTCATTCTTCATCATCAAATATCTTTCCCAATTATAATCAGTAGTTTGACCGTTAAAATGTCTAATCGCAAAGTCTCCCGAAGTTCCTTCCGGTATTATTACACGTTGTCTTGTTGCCATATTAATCACTATTGGTTAACAAAATCAAACACCATACTAAGGCTATTTGCTGCTGTACTACCTGCTGAATTAGTAGCAGTACCCGCTAATCCTATTATTATTTCATCACCTGCTGATGGATAGGTTACACCACCTCTACCACCACCAAAGGATATAACTAAATCTCTATTAAGACTACCTGAATCTAATCTTGCGTTTTGGTCGGTTGTTATTGTTCCTGTTAATGCTGCACTTGAGCCTGTTAAAGATTGAGATACAATTGATAATTGCCATGAAAATGATGTAGCGCCTGTGGCTCTAAGATACGCGCCAAACTCGGTAGTATAACCACTATCACATCCTTCAAAATGAGCAGCGTAGCCATCTACAATTACGCTAACTGTAACTCTATCATTTACACCATCACTATTAGTATCGGTAGTAAATGCACCATCAAAAGTACCTTCTGTAAAACTGCAATTATTTACATTTGAAACAAAAGCATTGTTATGATTTCCACTTGAAGTTGTAGCAATAGAAACACCTGTTGGTGCTGAACCTGCTTGTGCTGCTTGTGCAACAACTCCAACTACACCAATAAAACTCATTTGAATTAACCTACCTGAATCCAAGTATTAGCAGTAACACAAACAAACGAGGCTAATTCGTGGTCTGATATTGCTGTTGTTGCGTTCGTTGCACTTGTAAAACCTGCCACCATAGAACAGTTACTACCATTAACTGCAACAGTAGCAGAACCACCTGTATTATTAATTACAGTATATTGAGTTCCTACTGTACCGCTTGCAGGTAAAGTTAGTGTACCTGCTGTCCAATAAATGTAAGCACCTGTTTGTGCTAGTGTTAATGTTGTATTACCTGATACTGCTACAACTTCTGCTTTAGAATTAATACCACCGGATGAATTACCTGTAATCCAAGTAACTCCACCATCACCGGAACTTATTGATAATTGGTCGTCTCCTGTTGCACTTGAAACATCTGCTGCACCAATTACTACGTTGTTATCTCCGGTAGTAATATTATCACCTGCCGAATACCCCAAAAATATATTATCTGAACCTGTGGTTACTGCAATACCTGAATATCCACCGACAGATGTATTTTTATCTCCTGTTTCAATTACTTTTAATGCCGCATTTCCTATTGCCGTGTTTCTTTCTGCTGTTTTATCACCATAAGTTATCATGGCTTCTGCGCCTATTGCTACATTGTAATTTGATAAGTTATTGCGACCTGCATAATAACCAATATAAGTTGATTCCACACTTGTAGAAGATTTACCTGCTTCAAAACCAACCATAGTGTTGCTTGCTTGGGTTGTTAATGCCGAACCCGCATAATGCCCAATTGCTACGTTATTATCAGCAGTAGTCAAAGCATCAAGTGTGTAATTTCCAATTGCTACGTTATATTCTCCACCATTAACAGCACCACCTAAAGAATCATAACCAATTGCTATGTTATCACTATCGTTAGAAGCACTATCCATTGCTTGATAACCAATAGCAATATTTCTTGCACCTGTTCCAATATTGTACCCTGCGTCTTTTCCAATGGCTATATTTCCTGAACCCGAAGTTAAGTTATATCCGGCAGAAGAACCTATACCAATAGTATAATCTGCCGTAGTGTTAAACAATGCGTTTCTCCCAACTGCTACTACTTTTTCAGCATTCAAAGCATTACTATCAAAATAACTTCCAATAATTACTGAATACCCTTTATTACTTGCCAATGCGTGACCCGCATAAGCACCAACAGCCACGCTACCGTAATTACTGTTAATTAATAGGGCATCTTTTCCAATAGCGGTATTGTCTTGACCGCCCGTTGCACCACTTAATGCTTGATGACCTAATGCAGTATTTCTATCACCCGAAGTTAATGCGTCTAATGCCCCTATTCCTACACCTGTATTATGACTTGCACTACTTAATGTTCCATGAGTTTGATGACCTATTAACAAAGAGCCTGTAAAATCAGTCCCTCCCGATTTAGCATCCGATAAACCGTCTAAGTCAGAAGCACCGCCACTTGAAGCAGCAGCCCATGTTAAACCGCCTGTATTACCCGATTGTGCAGTTAAGACATAACCATTAGTAGGTGCATTTGAAACTTGTAATTTTGCTTCATTAATTGCTTGGTCTGCTATGTAAGCCTGTGCAATAGCAGTACCTTGCCATGTTCCTGTTCCTATTGTTCCTAATGTTGTAAGGCTTGTACTACCTGCTATAACACCATATTTATCATTAATTGCAGCAGAAGTCATAATATGTGCATCATCATCAGTAAACTCTCCTGAATCATCAACACCTGTAATTGTATTACCATCTAAAACAAACCCTGCTAAAGTTGCATTCTCATTAAATGTCTTTGCTCCTGTAAAGGTTTGAGTAGTTGATAGATGAGCAGTATCCGAATCTAAATAAGCAGATGCAATAACACTTCCATTCCATGTTCCTGTTCCAATAGTGCCTAGTGTAGTAATACTTGTAGTACCTGCTGCTGCTATTGCAGTACCACCAATAGTAATAGCATCTGCTTCTAATGTACCATCAATATCTGCATCACCGGATATATCAAGACTTGTTGCTTCTATTTCTCCTGATGTTTTAAATGTAACACCATCTGCATTACCCACTCTAAATATAATTTGGTCATCAGTACTAAACTTAATTTGATTATGTGCATCTCTACCAACTACTAAACTTGCATTCAATACAGAAGTAATTCCTGTTTGTGCTGCTGTTACTGCAATATCATCAGCATTAGCAGTTATACCCGTTCCTCCTACAACATCTAATGTTGGGTTAACTGTATTTGTGCCGCTTTGAGTCATACCGTCTCCGGCTGTAACAGAAGTGACAGTTCCACTTCCACCACCTAAAGTAACCCATGCTCCATCACCTCTCAAGAACTTAGCAGCATCACCTGTACCTGCATAAGGTACTAATCCACCTGCTAAATCAGTAGCATTACTAGAATCAGCACCTTCAAACTGTTTAACTTCTAATGTTCTTGAGCCACCTAATGTAATTTGTTTTGCATATTCAACTTTAAGACTCGCATTTGCATTATGAGTTGCAGCACTTGTTCCTTTATGGCCTCTAACTAACCCTGTTAAAGTTTGACTTGTTTTACCAGTGTATTTTATTTTCTCACTGCCAATCTCAACAACCCCTGAAGTTGGGAAAGTATCTGCTTGCGCTTGAGTGTTTAAAGTAAGAGCAGTTGCAGAAGAACCTAATTCAACCGATAAAGTACCTGCACCGACTTGTGCATTAGCAATAGCAAACCCACTAACCTTAGCACCTGTTACAGCATCATCAGCAATCTTTGCTTCTACAACTGCATTAGCATTTATTTGGTCTGATTCAACTGCATTATCGGCTAATTCTGTTGTATCAATAGCATTAGTACCTACTTTAGCATTAGTAACTGCATCATCTGCTAATCTTGCAGTTGAAATAGCACCTGTTCCTATTCTTGATGCAGGTATAGTACCTGTTGTTAATTTAGTAGCAGAAATACCACTAGCAATATAATCATTACCAATTGCAGTACCATTCCAAACACCAGTTGTAATTGTACCAACTGTTGCTAAATTAGCAGCACTTGTTATTGATGCTTGAGTACCACCTGTAACAGTTGCAGCAGTACCACTAACATTACCTGTAACATCTCCTGTTAAACTACCTGTAATTGTTGCTGCCTTTAAATTAGCATAACCCGCTATTGTTACATTACCTGCTGTTGTACCTGTATCTGTTGTTGTAATAGCCGACCAAGTATCTGCTGATTCATCCCAAATAAAACCAACATTGGTTGAAGAACCCCTTTCTCCTATTATTCCTATATCAACAGATGGTGTTCCCGATTGTCCATTAGCCAAATATACTAATGGGTCTTCTACACTTAATGTTGCAGTATTTACAGTTACAGTATCTCCACTTACAAGCAAATCACCTGTTACAGTTAAATCACCTGCCATAGTTACAGTTACATCAGTAGCATCACCAATTGTAACATTTTCAGTAATTTGAGGTAATCTTGCAGTTAAATTTGATACATTAACATCTACATCAGTATTTGTTATTGCACCTGATGCTGCACCTAAATAGCCCCATTGTGTTGCTGAAATTGTTGTAGAACCAATATTTTCTAATTGCTCTCCTTCTGCTGCTGTCAAATTAGAAAGTTCAGTTACTTGAGATATAGCAATTGTTTTATTTGAAAGAATATCTGAACTAGATGCAGTAATAAAACTAGCACCATTAGTTAATTGATTATTATTAGTTGGTATTGTTGTTGAGTTAAAAGCATTAGAGCCGAATATCTCAGATGATAGTTTTCTCTTTTGAGTTCCATTATCAAGAACAATAAATTCATCTTCACCTGTTACCCAAGATTGGTCCATATCTGCAAGGTCTCCTAAAGCAAGAGATAAATTACCCGAACCTGTAACTGTTCCACTTAACCCTGTATTAGTTCCTACGGATGTAACTGTTCCTGTATTTGTAGTATAATTATAACCTAGAATCTTATCTTGAATAGCGGCAGAAGTCATTAAATGATTATCTGAATCTACAAACTCGGTTGATATGTCTATATCATCAACCGCATGACCTCCTAATGTAATAGAACCTGCTGTTGTAAAACCCGCAGCAGTTATTGTACCTGTTGTTGTATCGTTAGCGTTATTGACTAAGAAAGCATCATCCACATTGAAAGTAGTACCACTTAATGAGATGTTAGTACCTGCTGAGTAAGTAGTATCCGTGTTAGTATCTGTTGATGCGATTGTTACTGCACCCGCACTTTCAGTAATTGTAACATTAGAACCTGCTGTAAAGGCAAGAGTTTCAGATGAACCAAGAGTGTTGCCACCTGCGGTTATGGTTCTAAATGTGTTAGTATCAGCAGATGCTATTGTAATTGTATCGCTTGCTGCGGTTGTAGTAATAGTTACATTAGAACCTGCTGCAAAGGTTAGAGTATCTGTTGTTGTATCTGCAACTACATTATCTTGACCACTTACTGAAATTGTCTTAAATGAAAATTCATTTGCTTCACCACTTGAACCTGTTTGAACATATCTTCCATCTAAATCTACGGTTACTGTACTAGTATCACTACCTGCTCTTGTTAAAGTCAATACTCCTGTACCTGTGTTAAATGCAGCAGAATTAACATACCTATCAGTATCAGTATAATTATTTGCATGAATTACTTTAGAAGCACTTGTTTGGTCGCTAGCCCAATCTATTATTTCATCGTCAGCGATTCCTAAATCACTTCTTACTTGTGCAGCAGTTCTACCTTCAATTTCTGTGCCATCAACTCTTAAGAAATCATTGTCTGCTAAAGCATCATTAGCCACTAATACATTTCCATCTGATATTCCTGATGTTAATCCTTTTACAAATGCAAGATTAGTTACTTCTGAATCCATCAATGCACCTGCTGCTGTAACATTTGCTGTGTCTGTAACATCAGCACTACTTTCAACAGAATCTAATTTGGTTTCTTGAGCATCTGTCATTAGTCTTTTATTAGTTGCATCTGTAAAATTAGTAGTTGTAAATGTAGGTGTTGCCCCACTAATAACAGATTGGTCTAATGCTTTAACATGAGCAATTGCTGTTAATTCGCTGTCCATTAATGCACCTGCTGCTGTTACACTACTTGCATTAATTGTATTTGCAGTAGCATTCGCTTCTCCGGCAGGGAAACCTATTGACTCCCATTCTCCTGATGTAACTTGGTCAGCAGTTGCAGAAGCCGCAATATACATTCTATTGCTATCATCAGAATCAAACCATAAATCACCAACAGTTTTAGCAGTTGGAACACTTGCTTGGAAGAATAATTTACCAGTTGTAGCACCATCTTCAGGTAAAGTTGAAGCAAATAATTTACCTCCACCAACTACATGAGAAGAAGCAATACTAGCATTCTTAACATCTGCATCACCTAATGTTGTAGAACCATCTGCTGCTTTAAGGTTAGTACCTAATCTAGCACCAACAGTTGCATTATCAGCAGGTTTAGTGCTATTAGCATCTTGAATTTCATCATACTCTGTTTTTCTATTATCAAATACAACATCAACAGGAGAACCTGCTGTATCTTGAATAGTTGTTGTATTAGAACCATCATTAACTTCTAATTTACCTGTTGAAGTATTTACTCTAATTGTTAAGTTATTAGATAATGCTCTACCTGCTATTGTTCTTGTAGTTGGTACTTTAGCCGCTAAATCAGTTTCTAAATCTGTAACTTTAGATTGTGCTAATGCAGGTATTCTAGCAGCAGCAAATGTACCACTACCAATTTTATCAGCAGGTAATGTAGGTATCATTGTAGCAGTAGTAGCAGCCATTAATTGAGTAAGAGTAATTTTTTTAGTAGTGCTATCTGTTGCATCTGTAAATGCTAAATGGTCAGCAGTAACGTGTATTCCTGATTCAGCACCTAATCCTGCTATTAAATCAGTAGTTGCTATGTTAGTATTAGTATCAGTAACAGAATTAGTAATTGTTACTGCCCCTGCATTTTCAGAAATAGTAATACCAGTTCCGGCAGTAAACGCTAATGTTTCTGATGCCCCTAATGTATTCCCACCTGCTGTTACTGTTCTAGCAGAACTAGCAGTAGATGCTAATGTAGCCCAAGAAGAACCATTATAAAATTGTACTACATTACTACTGTATCTTAAACCACCCGCTTCATCAACAGAACTAGCACCCAATGTTATTCCTTTAGTGGCCTTTAATTGATTTGGTATAGTAACTATACCTGTTTGACTTATAGATAAATATGAGTTGTCTGCTCTAAAAACTGAATCAGCATCATTAGACAAGAAACCATCTTGGTATCTTTTATCTGCAACAAATCCTATTTGTAATAATCCTGTACCTGTTCCCGCAGTAGAAAATTGTTTTCCAATACCCCAAGTATAATCATCATCTTGATTACTTGCATTTGTATCTTCATCATGTGATAAAACTAAACCTGCTCTATGTTGATTATTTTGAGTTTCAATAGCATATACTGCACCTGTTCCATAGTATTCTATACCATCACCTGTTGTTTCAGAAGCAGCATCAACAACTAATCTTGCTTCTGTATATTGAGTGTCTTTTAATTCCATTTGTGGGTATCTAAGGTTACTATAATAAGCACTTGCGTTGTATAAAGCGTTTGCATTAAAACTAGTTGCACCTACACCTGTACCCACAAATGCTGTACTTTTACCTACTAATATTCTTTCAGCAGCAGATATTTGACTATCCGCTTCAAACTTTGTAGAAGATAATACATTTGTACTAGCATTGAAGGTTAATGCAGTATCAGTTTCTAATGCTTGTGTTCCTGTTGCACCATCTACAAATGTAGGAAAATAAGTACCTGCTGTATTTTGACTATCTGCTACTGTAACTGTTGCTGCTAATGTAGCGGTTGCTACGTTTGAAGATGTTAAAGCAACTGTACCTGAAGCATCCGGTAATGTGATTGTATTATCATCATTTGTTGGGTCTGTAATAGTTAAAATTGTTTCATTGGCATCAGCAGTAGCACCCTCAAATACAATAGCATTTTGAGCATTCATTGTTACAGTATTTACAACAGTTGAAGTGCCTGTAACCGTTAAATTGCCTGTAACTGCTAAATTACCTCCAACAGAAACACCACCTGTAAATGTAGCAGTATCATCAGTTTGATTTCCTATTGTAAAATTACCACCTAAATCTGAATTTAACAATCCAATTATTTCTACTGCTGTTTGGTCTGCTGTTGCACCTGCTTCTGAACTACCTAAGAAAGTTAACACTTGTGCTTGAGTCAATTCTTCAATTGCACCATCAGCACCGGAAACTCTTCCAAGTATTCTTTCATCAGCAGAAACATTTTGTATTTTAGCATAAGTTATTGAGTCATCAGCAATAGGTCTATTGTTAGCATGTATAGTAGCAGTACCACTTATATCAGTGTCCCATCTATAATGTTCTGCTGCCACAAATCCTGTTAAATTATCGTGATTAACTGCAACGGCAGTCGTACCATCATAATTTAATGACCCATCTGCACTAGTAGTTATTTTAGCATTTAACCAAGTTGTATTTGCAGTTACTCCTGTACCACCACTTGCTACTGCTAAAGTTGAAGAAAGACCTGCTGCTGTACCTGTAATATTATCAGCAGTTCTTGCTAATGTACCAGTTGCAGAAGGCAATGTTATTGTATAAGCGGTACTACTTGGAGTATATGTTAATGTACCTGCTTTATTTAATCTAAGTTTTTCTGTACCATTATCAATTGTACTAAACTCTCTTGTAACTTCATTACTAGCATTAAGTGGTTTATATCCTAAAAATTGCATTGGTCTATTAACAGCAGTAGCAGCAGAACTAGCAGCATATTTTACAACTGCAATTGGTATATCACCAGTAGTTAATGCAGCAACCGTAGCGGTACTTGTATCTAATTTACCTGTTGTTGTAGGAGAAGAAGTACCATGTCTCCATGCTAGTGTATCATCACTTTTTTGTACAACTATAACTCCATACCAATCTACACCATTGCTAGTTCCTGTACTACTACTTGTTGTTAATGTACTAGAACTAACAGAGACTAATTTTCCATTCCTTAATACTGAACCTGCTGTTACAGCATAATGTGTATGACTACTTGTTGTGCCTTGAGTAATATCAAACCCACTAATGGCTCTATTTTCACCACTTGCAGCATTTAGATACATTATGATAGCAGAATGTATTGCATCGTTTCCATCATCTATCTGTGCAGTCGGTGTTGATAATAAATTACTTATATTTCCTAGATTTGTCGCCATTAGTTCACCTCGATTCTAATTGTAAAAGTAACTGTATCACTAGCCGCTACAACGCCTGTGCTTGTAAAGGTAATCCTACTCAGTAATTTACTACCATCATTTTTGAAAACCCCTAGTTCTGAAACTCCTGATGCAGGTATTTCTGAACCCAAAAAATCTACATTCCAAACTAATGTGCTACCTACAACCGTAGGAGTTATATCTGCTTTTTGTGCTACAAAATGGTCTAATGAAGTTTGAGACGCAGATGTACTATCTGCACCATCCCCAATTTTAATTAATCTATAATTACCTGCAATATAATTAGTTGCTATATCTTCCTTTGCACTATTCGTTATCATCTTCAAACATCCTTTTTACTTTCATATGATTTAATTACTGTTGTACTTGTTTCCCCGAATCCCATATCAGTACCAAAACCTAATACTAAACCGAATCCCATAGTTGCAGGAGTACCTGCACTTGTGGTCTTAATCTCATATTTAATAAGATTGTTATCAATATTCATTTCATCAGTTAAAAATTTACCAACAGTTGTTTCAATTGAATTTATATTCAGTAAATTTAAATTAGTATTTTTTTGTTCTAAACTTATTTCTGATAATCTTTCAGCAATTGTTTTGTTAAATGTACCTACTGTTATTTCTGTTGTTCCTGATAATACATTTTCAATATCAAAAACAATGTAATCATCTTTAGGTATATTTTGATTAGGATAATCTAAAACTAAAATATCTCCGGCTTCTAATAATTCAAGACCTTGCTTCTGAATTGTTAATTTAATTTTTCTAACTTCATTATTATGGCGATATAACAATTGTTCAGCCTTAATTTTTGCTTCATCCGGTGTCTTAATAGATGCATCAACATATCGTAACACCTTTGTTTGCCCTTTAGTAGGTATTTCTAGTTCGCTTTTTACTCCGTCACCAACAACTATAACTTTATTCTTTTTATCAAATAAAGATTTATTAGAACTAATGTTAATTAAATTATTATTTTTCTTATAACTCATATGATATTTTCTTACTGAATAATTATCGGAAGCATTTTTAAGAATTAATTTATTATTTTTAATAGTGTAATCCAAATCTTTCAACGTAGCCAAATAGTTCAATGCTGTAAAAGAATCTATGGAGTCAAACTTAGCATTAGAAATAAATGTTTTTTTGTTTCTTTTAGTTAATTCATCATATGGAGAAGGAGTAAATATTATTCCGTTACCAAATGTAACTGAAAACGAACCACTTGTTGTATTTCTAGCAGTAACTCTACCGATTAAATATCCGTCTTGATTGTATATAACATCATTAACAGATATGTCAATAGGACTATTTTCTAAAGTAACTTCATTTCCACTAGAGTAATTACTCTTTACTATTACATCTGTATGTTCAGTTAAACTCTGTTGAATATCTGTACTCATACCTGATTCTCTACTAATCTCTTCTATGACATTGTTTACTTTATTTCCTAATCTAACTGTATTGCCCAAAAACGCATTCTTAGGAATAATATTTAATTTCTTAGGTACAGTTAAATTAATTACTTTACCAAAGGAAACACATCCATTTGCTGAAATCTTACCGTCATATTCAAACTTTAATGCACTATTTGATTTTGTTACTGATAAGGATTTTCTCTGCTCATTTATACCATCACTAATAAAACAATCAATCTCTTCTCCATCTGTAAACATACCCATGTTAGCGAATAATCTTCTTTCTAAATATGTATTAGCAGTATCTATTTCTAATAACATATGCATGGAATAAACCCCTTCCGAATCAGTAGACTTAACTCCTTCTACACCGCCTGTTTTAAAGTCAGCAAATACCTTATCATGTTGTAAGCCTGAGTCATCCATTACATTAATTTCAAAGAAATCAGGTGTTTCATCAAATGTGGTTTCTGATATTCTCATTAATCTATATGTCCCCGCAGCACTCAAATCTTTATCGAAAGTAATTGTATGTACCCATTCAACCTTTGAATTAACAGTAGTTACTTGTTTCGTATGGCTAATTATTTTACCAATATATGATGGAGTACCCGTTGTAGTTATATTTGGCCCAACTATGTATTGCCCTGTTAAATCTACCATATAGTGTAACCAATGATGTGTAGAACTACTATTCATAGTTCTAGTAATTACACTAGGACTACTACTGTAATCACTTGAAACGATATTAAATTGCGGTTTTATTAACATTTGTGCTGAAAACATTTTACCATATTCATCACCAGTTGATTGCTCACTATGTACAGTATTAGCCTGAGCCGTATTATTTGTGTTGATATTTTCTGTACCTCTTATCATTGGGTAATTTTCAGTTTTCATTCCTAAGAAAGTGGTAGGTAAATGTCTTGTGCCAGCATAATCAATACCAGTATTTTTACCTCTAACTAATAAGTTTTTAGAGTGTTGAGTTTGTTTATTTCCATCTGTATCTCCCGAAGTGAAATTCACATTTGTATCATTGTAATCATTATCTATTGTTAATTTACTACTGGAATCATAATCATATGAATTAGCCTCATCTTTAGTAGTAATATTTTTGATATCTTTAAACACAGCAATACAATTATCATAAATGGTTGTGCTAGGAAAATCAGCGTAGTAATGTTGTGTAACTATTGCATTAGTATTATCAAATAAAGGAGAAGCCATTGCTGATAAAACTGATGAAATATGGTAAAGAGAACCACCTGATACTCCACCATTTACTGCTGCACTTGGGGTAGTAGATTTTACACCATAATGTAATGCTGATTCTGTTAAATCTAAATCATTTATACTATCAGTTATAGATGAAAATAATGGAAGAAATGCATTATGTGGCTCAAATCCAACAGCCGTACCGTTTTTTAAATAATTATAAGAAAAATATCTATCACCTAAATAAGTAAGTGCTAAATTAGGACTAGCAATGTACGCTAAAGTAAAATTAATTCCACTATTAATACTACCAAACAAATCGGTATCCCCAATACTATACAAATAATCATCGGAAGAAAATTTTAAGGCATAAGCAGGTTCATTTACATTACTCCAAGTTACCCCATCTACTTTATTTGTGAATCTTTCTATTTGAGTTATAGGTACTCTAGGTATTTCATTTCTACTTTTTAATGCATCCGAATCTATTGGATTAAAATGCCAATCAAATGTTGACTCAATTAATCTTATTACACCCCATCTTCGTAATTCTTTAGTGTTAGTTGCGTTAGAATCATTTATAATAGTCATATCATAATCTTTGTCTTGCATTTCATCAGATGTAGTTTTTCCAACATAATTAGTATGTTCTCTTTGACTTCCCTTAGCCCCCTTGCCTTCTAGTAAAAGTCCATAGTTTTTGATAGGTGAATCAATGGAACTATGAGAAACATGATTATATCTTAGATAAGAATCAGGAAATAAATCACCTGCTGCAAACAGTTCGTATGTTCTAGCCCTGTAATCTTTTTGGATAAATAACTCTGCTTTATCTTCCAAACTATTACCTTCATTAAATGTACTCGCTACGAGAAATCTAGTACCACTACTAAGAGCATTCATTTCCCAATAATTACTTGTTGCTGCGTTATCTTGACCATCAGTAGTCATGACATTTGCTGTTCTAACTGTGTTAGTTGTGCCTGTTTCTGTAAAGTTTTGTATTAAATTATTATTGGTTGTAATCGCTGTATCTTTATCTGCTCCTTCATTTGTAATATTGTGGGCTAAAGTGTATCCACTTATTTTACTGGGGGTTTTCCCATTTAAATAAATACTACTAGAATCATTATAATAAATAGTACCCGATTCAAATGTCTGTAAATCTACATATCTAAAAATATCTTTAGAGGTATAAAAATTATTAAAAGTATCATTTAATCTATGTAGATATCCACCTCTAGGTAGATTAGGATTTAACAAATACATACTCGCAGCCTTTGTGTGAGTTGTATTAATTCTAGTATCAGAAGTATTTACATCAATTAACCCTAAAGTTATAGGAAATTTGGAACTTACTTCAATTATAGATTTATTAGTTTCAGATTCTATAACATCAACTACTGATAAATAATTAGAAGATTGTATTGATTTTGTAACTGTTTGTACATAATCATCTTGTTCATTTGCTAACTTGAACATAAAACTAGAATCAAAATCACTTACTGATTTTATTGAGTTAATATCATATCCTAACTCAGAATTATTATCTACATTAGAAGTAAGATTTAGATTTGTAGTTGCTAGTGCATTGTCAAATGAAACTGCTTTTTCAAAAGTGATTCCTAGTTCACTAGCACCTAATAAATCAGTAGGATGTTTCGACATTAAGGTATTAGCACTCATGGCCTTATTTAGAGAAATAAAATTACTTTCACTAAATGGATTATAATAGTAATATGTAGTTCCATTTGTTATGCCGATATATGCTTTATCTAGTAATGTTATAGTACTAGTGCCTGATGAGTGAGTTATACTACTAACCTCACCAATCAAATTTTTATTTGTATCAAATAATAAAGTATATTTTGGTAA